CTCATTTCTCGATTTTTGCGAGAGATACCGAAAAACTCGGGAAAATTATCGAAACATGAAGAAAGATAATTACATTTACGAATACTATCAGAAGATTAAGGACGGCACCATTGTTGTGGGCCGGTGGATCATGCTCCTGATGGAATATATCGTGAATGGGTTGGAGAAAAAGGATTTCTTTTTTGATAAAAAGAAGGCAAACACGGCTGTTGAATGGATAGAAGATCATTGTTTCCACACAGAAGGGAAGTTGGCTCCTGGGTATTTGAAGTTAGAGCTCTGGCAGAAGTGTTTTATAGCGTGTTTGTTCGGAATAGTGGATGACAAGGGCCTCCGCCAGTTTAGGGAGGTGGTTTTGGTTGTCGGAAGGAAGAACGGAAAATCATTACTTGCCTCCGCCATTGCAAAATATACTTGGATGGTTGATGGTGGCTTTGGTACTAAAGTTTATAATATCGCTCCTAAATTAGATCAGGCTTCGATAATTTATAACAACATCTGGCAGATGGTAGCTCTTGATCCGGAGTACCAACAGATGAAAGAAGATCTCTCCGAGAGAGATGCACACAACAAAAAAGTGAAGGATGACAGCATGCTTCCGAAGCTGAGACAGTCGGATCTGTTTATCCAGGGCACGAATTCTATGGTGAAGAAAGTTGCCTTTGCTGTTAAGTCTTCAGATGGTTTTAATCCGAGCCTGTGTATCTGTGATGAGATAGCAGCATGGAAGGGTGATGATGGCCTAAAGCAGTATGAAGTATTCAAGAGCGGCATGGGAGCCCGTGAAGAGCCTATACTGTTATCATGTACTACTTCCGGTTATGTTAATGACAGCATATATGATGAGATCATAAAGAGATCAACAAGGTTTTTGTTAGGTGAGAGCAAAGAAAAGAAGCTCTTGCCTTTTTTATACATGATAGATGATGTTGACAAGTGGAATGACATTCAGGAGCTTCAGAAGAGCATTCCGAATCTCGGAGTGAGTGTTTCTGTGGATTTCATGCTTGAAGAGATTTCCATTGCAGAAGGTTCGCTGAGTAAGAAGGCGGAATTCCTGTGCAAGTATTGCAACATCAAACAGAACAGTTCCCTTGCATGGCTGGATGCGGGGACCGTGAACAAGATGTTTGGGAAGCCTCTTAATATAGAGGAATTCAAAGGAAGCTATTGTGTGGCGGGCATTGACCTGTCACAGACAACAGACCTGACTGCTGCCACAGTGGTCATTGAAAAGAATGGTGAAATGTACGTGTTCGCCAAGTTTTGGCTTCCTACGGAGCGGATAGATGAAGCCATTGCCCGTGATGGGTTACCATACAACATCTACATCCAGAGGGGCTTGTTAGAGCTCTCCGGAGACAATTATGTTGATTATCATGACTGCTACAGATGGCTGACTGACTTGGTGGAGCAGTTGGAGATCCTTCCTCTGATGGTTGGATATGATAGATACTCCGCTCAGTATCTCATCCAGGATCTTGAGCGGTACGGGTTCCGGACGGATGACATATATCAGGGAGATAACCTTTGGGGAGTGCTTCAAGAGATGGAAGGGCTCTTCAAGGATGGCAAGGTGCACTGCGGAGACAATGATCTCTTGAAGGTGCATCTTTTAAATTCTGCCATAAAGATGAGCACGGAAAGAGGCAGAGGAAGACTAATAAAGTTAAATGCCAAGGATCACATAGACGGAGTTGCAGCATTAGCGGATGCATTCTGTGTTAGGCAGAAATGGTATGGAGAATTGAGTGATAGATTAGCAAACGAGGGTTGACATGGGATTTTTTGATTTGTTTCTGAAGAAGGCTCCGAAGCCGGTCGGGCAGTATAAAGGCAAGTTTGAAATGCTCAACGGCTATGAGCCCAGGTTCACAACATGGAATGGAGGGATATATGAGTCGGAGCTGATCCGGTCGGCTATTAATGCCAGAGCGGTTCATATCAGCAAACTGAAGTTTGAGAGCAATGGATCTGCAAGGCCCGCTCTTCAGAGTAAGCTTCAGAAGGCTCCGAATGCATACCAAACATGGTCACAGTTCTTATATAGACTGTCAACCATTCTTGATGTGCATAACACAGCTTTTATCATTCCGATATATGACCGATATGGTGAGCCCTCTGGGATCTTCTGTCCGCTTCCGGCAAATTGTGAGGTGGTTCAGTATGGTGATACTCCATATCTGAGATATGAGTTCAGATGGGGAGAGAAGGCTGCTATAGAGCTTGCATATTGCGGAATCCTGACAAAGTTTCAGTACAAGAATGATCTTCTTGGTGAGAACAATCATGCACTGTTTCCCACAATGGATTTGATACACATGCAGAATCAGGGCATTCAGGAAGCTGTTAAGAGTTCCGCAACATATAGATTCTATGCTCAGGTGAATAACTTCTCCAAGGCTGATGATCTCGCAAAAGAGAGGAAAAGGTTCTCAGATGAGAATTTCTCCAAGGAGGCTGAAGGCGGAGGGCTGTTGCTCTTCCCGAATACATACACCAACATAAATCAGGTCAAATCTGCTCCGTACACCATAGCGGCTGATGAGATGAAGCTGATAGAGAAGAATGTATATCAGTATTTCATGATAAATGAGGACATCTTGCAGAATAAGGCCATTGGTGATGCATGGTCCGCATTCTATGAAGGTGCAATTGAACCATTTGCAATACAGTTCTCTGAGGTACTGACAAAAATGCTTTTTACACTCAGAGAGCAGGCACAGGGCAACAAAGTCGTTCTTACAGCAAACAGAATGCTGTACATGTCAAACAGAGACAAGCTTGAGGTTTCAAGTCAGATGCTTGATAGAGGCATCATGAGCATAAATGATGTCAGAGAGATATGGAATCTGTCTCCGGTGGAAGGCGGAGATGCAAGGATCATCCGAGGCGAATACTGGAATGCGGATGAAAAAATACAAGAGGAGAAGATCAATGAAGATGGACAAAGTTGAGTTAAGGGCTTTTACCTTTGAGGTCAGGGCCGAACAGGACGAACAGCATGGAAACATCCTAACAGGAAGACCGATTGTGTACGATTCCAGGACGGATCTTGGATGGTATGACGAGATAATCGAAAGAGGCGCACTCATGGAAACAGATCTCCGTGATGTGCGTTTTTTAGTTAACCACAACACAGACATGATCCCGCTTGCAAGGTCCCGCAATAACAATGCGAATTCGACCATGCAGATGAGCGTGGATGATGAAGGAATGGTTATCAGAGTTGATCTCGATGTTGAGAACAACACAGAAGCTAAGAATCTTTATTCAGCTGTAGAACGTGGTGACATTGATGGTATGTCCTTCATGTTCACAGTTAATGGAGATAAATGGGATGACATTGAATCTGAGCATCCATTACGGACCATCACCAACATTGGAAAGGTAATGGAAGTATCAGCGGTGACATTTCCCGCATATGAGCAGACATCAATCAGCGCAAGAGGTTTAGAGGCGGCACTGGATAGTGCCAAATCATCACTGGACAGTGCCAAAGCCGAAGCCCGTGCGATTGAGCTCAAGAAGCAGAAAATCCGCATTTTGAGTGAGGTATAAGACATGGAAATCAAAGAAATGACTGTTGAGCAGCTTGAAGAGCGCAAGGCCGCTATAGTAGCTGAGCTTGACAACGAAGGTGCAGATCTGGATGCACTTGAAGCCGAAGTTCGTTCCATCAAGGAAGAGCTTGAGTCCAGAGCGGCTGAAGAAGCCAAAAAGGTAGAGATAAGAAAGACCGTGGCAGAGGCTCCGGCTCCTGTCATTGAAAAAGTATCGGAGGAAAAGAGAGAAATGAAGACAAACGAAGAGATCAGGGCTTCAAAAGAGTATATTGATGCTTTTGCCCGCTATCTGGTATCCGAGAATGATACCGAAGTAAGAAGCTTACTTACAGAGAATGTTTCCGGTGCAGTTCCGGTTCCCGTAATCGTTGATGAGATCATCAGAACAGCATGGGAGAACAGCGACATTCTTTCAAGGGTTCGTAAGACGAATATCAGGGGCAATTTAAAGGTTGCTTTTGAGCTTTCAGCAGATGGTGCATATGAGCACACAGAGGGAACCACAGCTCCTACAGAAGAGAGTCTGACCCTTGGTATTGTTACCATGGTTCCGAAGAACATCAAGAAGTGGATCCGTGTATCTGATGAAGCTATCGCAATGGGCGGAGAGACCCTTGTCCGTTATATTTATGACGAGCTCACATATCAGATCGTTAAGAAGCTTACTGAGCTTGTTATCGGAGACATTACCGGAGCTCCTACAACGGCAACTACATCTGCTGCCGCTGTTTCAGCAGTATCACAGAATCCGGCACTCACCACAATAGCAAAGGCATTTGCTACGCTTTCAGACGAGGCTCAGAATCCTGTAATCATCATGAATAAGCTTACATATGCTGACTTCGTTGGTGCTCAGGCAGGCGGAAACTTCTCATTTGATCCCTTCCAGGGTCTTCCGGTTGTATTCAGCTCAGCTGTTACCGCATACAGTGCAGCTTCAGCTAATGGCATCTATGCTATAGTTGGAGATCTTCGTGGTGTTCAGGTTAACTATCCTGAGGGCGAAGGTGTTGTTATCAAATACGATGATCTTTCAGAGGCTGAGTCAGATCTTGTTAAGATCGTTGGAAGACAGTACGCAGCTCATGCACTGACAGCAAATAAGATGTTCTGCGTAATCAAGAAGACTGCATAATCTATGAAGGTTAAGCTTTTAAGAGATGCTAAGGTATGGCACAAAGCCGGGGAGATTATTGAAGTCTCTCCGGAAGAGTGTCATTTTTTAGTGTCAACAGATGGGGCCGTAGTCGTAGCTGATGCTGTCAAAGCTCCGGTTGAGGTTCCTGAGAAGGCAGAGCCCGCAGTGGAAGTGCCTGAAAAGAAAATAACTAAGGCAGTGGCTAAGAAGCCCACTAAGAAAAAATGAAGTTACTGATTGCGATCCCTACAACAGACTATATGCACTACCAGTTCACGGAATGCCTTACAAAGCTGATTAAGAGGCTTGATGAGGAAGGAGTGGATTATGATGTGGCGTTTCAGGGCGGAACACTGGTGTATGTCGGAAGAGATAAGTTAGCCAGAAAAGCATTCACAGAGGGATATACTCATATGCTGTGGCTTGATTCAGACATGATATTCACGGAGGATCTTCTTGATGATCTGATGTGTTCCGGAAAGCCATTTGTGACCGGTATTGCTCATGGCAGAAGAGCTCCGCATGCAAGTTGCATTTTCACAGAGATTTTCCCTGGCGTAAAAAGATGGGAAGGGTGGGAGTACCCACTTGAACCATTCAAGATAGCAGGGTGCGGGATGGCCTGTGTATTGATAGAGACTGACATTGTAAAAGATGTATGGGCTCATCACAGCACAGCCTTCTTCCCGACAATGGATTTAGGAGAAGATTTAGCATTTTGCAAGAGAGCTGCGGATCTTGGGCATGAGATATGGGCTGAGCCTACGGTGAAGCTTGGTCACATAGGGCATATAACAATTTATCCCGAATATCGGGAGATATATGAGGGAAGCATTCAGGGCTTCAATGAGGTTTATAAGACATGTTAAACAGAGTAAAACTGGCATTACTTATCACAACAAATGACTTCGATACAGAGATAGCAGAGATCATCAATTCTGCATGCAAGGATTTAGGCATAGCAGGCGTGGAGGGGCTGACCGTAACTACAGATACTTCGGATGACATCATAATCCGTGCGATCATAACATATTGCGGTTATCAGTTTGAACTCATGCATGGTTCGCTTGACCGGTCCGATGCTTTCAAGAGGTCATATGATGAGCAAAAGGCTCAGCTTGGCATGTCTTCAGGATATACAGTGTGGAGTGAGTGATGAATATTGCAAGAAAAATCACGTTAATCTCAAAAACCTATACATATGATGACATCGGGCAGGCTGTGGAAAAAGAGGCGTACACTTATCCATTCGCATGGGTGAGGTCGGTATCCGCTAATGAGGCCCAGCAGGCTGAGGATGGATTCAGGCGGGAAAATGTGTTTGATGTCCGGATCACGGAGTACAACAATGAAGACGAAATTGAACATGATGGAATCAGGTACACCATATACCGGACATATGTGAACACAGACAAAGGCGTAGTTGAGTTATACACGCAGAGGAGAGTTGGATCATGACATTGGGCAATCTGTTTACCATGCTGAATGGCATCACAGGATTCAAGGACAAGGTTGCATATAGGGCTTTTAAAGTAGGGAGTGCTCCGGCACTTCCTTTTATTTGCTATATGGAGACCGACACAACAAACTTCTTTGCTGATAACAAGGTGTATAGGGTTATTCAGGAAGTGGATATTGAGTTTTATTCAAAAACCAAGGATACAGCATCTGAGGCACTTATTGAAACCACGCTGGCAACAAACAATATTCCATGGAATAAGACTGAGGAATATCTCTCTGATGAGAACATGTACGAAGTCATTTATTCCATCACCATAGACTACTGAGGAGAAGAAAAATGGCAGATAAAGTTAAGTTTGGTATCAAAAATGTTCATGTCTTCCCGATAGTAAGCACATCAGAGGGAGTTCCTACATACGGGGATGTAATCAATGTACCTGGTGCAGTGAGCTTTTCCATGAGTGCTCAGGGTGACATCAATAAGTTTTATGCTGATAATATCGTTTATTATCAGAGTGCAGCAAATAACGGATATGGAGGTGACATGGTTCTGGCACTCATTCCGGAGGCATTTTATGAGAAGATCTTCGGACAGGTTCCGGATGCAAACGGAGTTATGTGTGAGAATGCTTCAACAGAGGCTAAATCATTTGCTATGACCTTTGAAGAGGACGGAGATCAGACAGGCACGAAGTTCGTTCTTTACAATTGCACAGCAACAAGGCCCACTAAGGAGCTTAACACCATTGAGGATATCAAGACTCCCGTAACACAGACCCTTACTGTTTCGGCAGCTCCGCTTCAGAACGGCAGGGTTATGTCCATGACCACTTCCACTACTCCTGATGGGGTTAGGAATGCATGGCATACGGCTCCTTATATCCCTACATCCACTACAACGTAAGAGGGTTTTATGAACACAAGAGTATCTGTAGATGATTTGGCAAAAGAAATAGAGAAAACCTTGCGGGATTACGCAGATGCAACAGAGGAAGACTGTGTGAGTGGAGTCAAAAAAACGGCTAAGGATGCTGTGGAAAAACTCCACTCCGCTCATCCTCATGGAAGTGGGAAGTATGGCTCATGGGATAAATACAATAAAGGTTGGGCAGTAAGGAATGAGCCCAGGAAGAAACGGAAAAGTGTGCTTGCTATAGTGCATAACAAGACTCATTACAGGCTGACTCATTTACTTGAGAAGGGGCATGCAAAACAGAATGGTGGAAGGACCAGAGCGTTTCCGCATATTGCTCCGGTAGCTGAGGAAGCTGAAAAAGAGCTTTTAGAGAATATCAAGAGGGAGATACAAAATGGATAAAGTGATTGAGATTGATGGGCGGGAGGTCAAATTCCGTGCTACGGCCCGCACTCCGAGATTATACAGAGTGCTTATTATGCGTGATTTGATTAAGGATATGAATTCCTTATCAAAGAATTACAGAAAGATAGCTGAGAAGAAAGATAACGATCCTGATGCTTTGGATAGTCTTTCTATTGAAGATCTGACAATTTTTGAGAATGCAGCCTTTGTTATGGCTAAACATGCAAATCCGGAAATGCCTGAAAAGACTCCGGATGAATGGCTTGATGGCTTTGATATGTTTTCTGTATGGGAAATCCTGCCACAGCTTTTAGAGTTATGGCATATGAACAATGTTCAGACATCTCAGCCTAAAAAAAAATAGCTCCGAGGGATAGAGAGCCCACAGGGGCTTTGTTTATGCTCAGGTGTGCTGAATTGGGACTATCATCAGAGGATCTTGATGAAATGACTATGGGAATGGTCTATGACATGATAACGGAAAAAGGCAACGATCAGGAGAAGTATGATGTGAAAGCTCCGGCTGGATCCATGGCAGCATTCTTCAGAGGAGAGCTTAATTTAGGAGAGTAGTAATGGCTTCAACAAAAGTTCGTGGAATCACAATTGAATTAGGGGCGGATGTTACCGGTATAAATAAGGCGTTAACTTCTGTAAACAAGGAAATCGGCACTACTCAAAAGGCTCTGAAGGATGTTGACAGGCTTCTTAAATTAGATCCGACAAACACGGAGCTTCTTGCACAAAAGCACAGGTTGTTAACTACAGCAGTTACCGAGACCAAAACAAAGCTTGATGCTTTAAAGAGAGCACAGAAGGAAGTAGGTGAAGAGCTCCGGAAGACCGGTGAAGGTCAGGAACAGTATGATGCTTTAACCAGAGAGATCATCTCCTGTGAGCATGAGTTGGAAAACCTTGAAAGAGCAGCGGCTGAGAGTAATGTTGCTCTGTCCAAAATCAAGGCTACAGCAGATAAGGTTGCTACAACAGCAGGGAATATCGGAAGAAAAATGGCTCCGATCACAGCAGGCCTGACAGCCATTGGAGTGGCAGCAGTATCAGCGGCATCCGATCTGACAGAATCTCTTAACAAGGTTGAGGTTGCTTTTGGAGACTCTGCTGATTATGTAAAAGAATTTTCAGAGACCACTTTGGATTCCTTTGGAATTGCAAAAGGCAGTGCTCTTGATATGGCGGCTCTGTTTGGAGATATGGCTACATCCATGGGTCTTCCACAGCAGGAAGCCGCAAAGATGTCTACTTCATTGGTTGGTCTTGCCGGAGATCTGGCATCATTCAAAAACATAGAGCTTGATACAGCACAAACAGCATTGAAGGGAATATTCACAGGTGAAACAGAGTCATTGAAGACCCTTGGAATTGTTATGACTCAGACAAACCTTGATGCATATGCCCTTGCAAATGGATTCAATAAAACCACCAAGGAAATGACCGAATCTGAGAAGGTTCAGCTCCGATACCAGTACATCCTTGATAAGACAAAAAATGCCCAGGGCGATTTCTCAAACACAGCAGATGGTACTGCTAACAGCATCAGAATATTTAAGGAATCATTGAAAGAGCTTGAAGAAGAGCTTGGTGAGAATTTGCTTCCTATCATCACTCCGATCATTCAGTCGCTTACAGATCTTGTTAAGAAGTTCGGAGATCTTGATGATGGCACTCAGAAAACCATTGTTTATATCGGATTATTTGTGGCGGCTATATCTCCGATAGCATTTGCTATAAGCGGAATAGCATCTGCCGTGAGTGGCTTGGCGGGAGTTTTTGCAAAAATAGGTGGAATATTTACAGCAAGCAGTACAGCCGCAACTACAGCGGCATCCACAACAACAGCGGCTGCTGCCGCAACTACTTCAGCCACTACGGGAATGGCAGCAGGGCTGATGAGTACATTGGCTACTGTATCCTCTGTATTTGCCGGCATCACTCTTTATTTCACAGGCGTGGTTGCTTATATCGGAACCAAGGGTGATGAAATGAAGAAGGGCTTTGAAGGGTTAGATAAGTGGATGCAGCAGATCTTCCTGCATGACTGGTCTCAGAATTTTGGAAAAATGGGTGAGGTCTTGAATTCCTTCCTTCAGGCGGCCAAGCCCGTGTGGGATTCATTCAAGAAGCAGTGGGATCTGATTATTGTCCTGTGTAAGAGCGTATGGATGGGTGAATGGGAAGGAATCTGGAAGAAGGTCAAGGATGTATTCAGAGAAGCCTTCAATGGTTTAGTTGCTATAGTTGAGGCTCCGATTAAAGGCATTATAAGTGTATGTCAGAAGGCTTTTGAAGGTATGGCGGCTATGATAAAAGCTCCTATCAATAGCATTTTAGGAGTTTTAAATTCTGTGGTGAATGCTGTGAATACTGTTATTGCAGGATTCAACAGAATAGATATCCGAATGCCTAAGTGGTTGGGTGGTCAGTCATGGCAGCCGCATATTTCTTATCTGCCTTCAGTTCCGATGCTTGCAAATGGTGGTGTTCTGTCACAGGGAACAGCGATAGTAGGAGAAGCCGGTGCAGAGTTAGTAAATGTTTATAACGGACAGGCCACAGTTACTCCGCTTACAAATACAGCCGGACATGGAGACATCACGAAGCTTCTGGAAACATATCTTCCATATTTAGCTGAGGTAGATAACAGCAGTATCGTACTTGATTCCGGTGTTTTAGTAGGTCAGATAGCTCCTCAGATGAGCTCAGCTCTTGGAAGAATATATAGCAGGGAGTTGGCGAGAAGATGAATGAATTGACAAATGGTGCAACTATCATTGTTATATCGAACGATCATCAGTATCATACTTTGGATGACTGGGGGCTTGCTATCGGCAACAATAACTGCATCAGCGAGCCTGAGATGGAAACAAAATACATTGATATTCCAGGTATGGATGGACAGCTTGATGTCTCAGAAGCTCTTTCCGGAAGACCTATCTACAAAACAAGACAGATCAACATAGAAGTCGGAGGGATAAGAGAACGAAACAATTGGGATGCCGTGATATCTTCCATGCGGAATAGCATCCATGGCAGAGAAGTTAAGCTTATTTTTGATAACGACCCTTCATATTATTGGAAGGGCCGTATTTATATTACGGATTTTGACAGGGCAAGAAGGCTTGGAACATTTACTTTATCCATGCCGGCTGCGGATCCGTATAAGTACAACATACAGGATTCCGGTGAGCCTTGGTTATGGGATCCATTCAACTTCTTGACGGATTCCATTCATGACTATTCAAGTATTCAGATCACGGGATCAGGGACCGTAACCATTCCGAGTGGATTTATGCCGGTTACTCCTACAATTATGGTCAGCAACATGACTTCAACAACGTTTAAAGTGACTTACAAAGGGAAGACCTTCTCTCTTATGAGCGGAAGTAATTACCTTCCTGAGATCATCATTAACTATGAGGATGAGGTCAAGTTGGTATTCACAGGTACTGCAAAGGTTTCAATTCTGTATAGAGGTGGATCACTCTAATGTATGAAGTAAAGCTTGATGATGGATATTTCTATTATCCGGATGATGAAAAATATGTCATATACAGACCAGAGCTTAACTTGCAACTGAATGATGCAGGGTACTTTGAGTGTGATATTCCTACATCTAATCCCAGATATAACGATATTGTTGTCCGGAAGAGCATTGTAACTGTTTACAAGAACGGGGAAATGATTTTCAGAGGGGAAGTAAGGGAATCTGAGATAGATCTTTATGGGCAAAAGCATATCTATGCCATTGGAGAGCTTGCGTTCCTTAATGACTCCATACAGCCACAGGCCCGTTATCAGACCACACCATTGAGCATGTTCACATCTCTGATAAATCAGCATAATTCTCAGGTGGAGCAGGCAAAAAGGTTCACACGTGGAATGGTAACTGTAGATGATCCGAATGATTACATCTATCGGTATACAAATTATGAACCTACGTTAACTGTTATGTTGAATGATCTCTGCGAGAAACTGAATGGTTATCTCCGGATCAGGTACGTTAGCGGGGTAAGATACCTTGATCTAATCAGGATCAATGATTATGGAGATGTATCCTCTCAGGAGATCCGGCTTGGAAAGAACATCCTTGATTATGTATCCACTACTGATGGGAATGAGATAGCCACAGCTGTAGTTCCTTTGGGGGCAATACAAGATAATCCTGTGGTGGATGGTCTTGATGCTTATTTGACCATTGAATCCGTGAACAGCGGAAAGAATTACCTTGTGAACAATTCTGCTGTCGAGCAGTTCGGATACTGCAAGGTTGTCAAGAGATGGGATGATGTCAAGGTTGCATCCATTTTGAAAACAAAGGCTCAGCAGTGGCTGAATTCAGCTCAGTATGCAGAGCTTTCATATAGGATAAATGCTGTAGATCTCTCAAATATAGATGTATCTGTGGATGAGCTCAAGCTTGGTGAAAGAGTCAGGGTGGTTTGTGATGCGTTCGGAATTGATAATGTGGTTCCGATCAGAGCATTATCACTTACCTTGAATGATGTCTCTCAGGACAAGATCACGCTTGGTAGTGAAGCTCCTCTTCCTATCACAAGCAGAATTGCATCTCAGAATTATGAATTGAATGAAGAGATCCCGTCAGAGTCTTCAATTTTGATGGCTGCTAAAGAAAATGCCAGGGAAATATTGGAAGGTGGTACAGATGGCGGATATATCAGCTATGCATTTAATGCTAATGAGCAGATGACGGAAATGCGGATCATGGATTCGCCTCTGGAAGAATCGGCTCTCAAGAAGTGGGTATGGAACATGGGCGGTCTTGGCTTCCTGTCAAGGAAGAACCCAAGCTCCTCATGGTCTTCCTTAGCGTTGGCCTTAACCATGGACGGTGCTATCGTAGCTGATAGGATCACCACAGGGACATTAGATGCAAGCAAAATCACTGTTAAAAATCTTAATGCGGGAAGTATTACAACAGGGACATTATCAGCTTCAAAGATAAGTGGCGGCACGCTTGATGCAAGCAAGATTACTGTTTCAAACCTAAATGCAAATAGCATTACAGGCGGAACAATTAACGGAAATAAAGTTACTGTTACAAATCTTAATGCAAGCAATATTACTTCCGGAACCATGTCTGCTTCGAGGATCACTTCCGGAACCATGAGTGCAGACAGGATCAGCGGAGGTACGATAAACGGAAATAACGTAAGTGTTACTAATATCAAAGCCGGTAATATCACATCAGGTACTATGAGTGCTGATAGGATAAGCGGAGGCACTATAAATGGTAATAACGTATCTGTCACTAATATAAATGCAAGCAATATAACTTCCGGAGCATTATCTGCATCAAGAATAAGCGGTGGCACGTTAACGCTTGGAGGACAAAGTAATCAAAATGGAGTTCTTAATGTTAAAGATTCAAGTAATACCGTAATCGGGATTTGGAATAATGATGGAATATATTCAAAAGGAATATACAACTTCCCGACTCTTGGTCCGAGAATGGGTTATTTGCATTTAAAAGGAGGAATAATAAACGGAGGAGTAGAAAATAGTGAATCAGGTCTAATAGGATGGAACTGGGTCATGGATGGATTACCGGCTCTGAAAATAAAAAGCAAGCGTATATCTTTAGAAGCCGGAGTATTGGGAATAAATAATGTTTTGGATACAGGTTCCTATTATCCTACTGTTTCAGGAACATTTAATTATGTTTCAAATATTCAAAATGTAGGTGGCGGAATCAGTTGGTCTACAAGGCAAATGACCGTTATCAATGGATGGGTTACAGGATATTAAAAATGGATGCAAAAATATTTGTTTTTCAGAACAATGTGGAAAATTTTATGATAAAGCTTTCAGAAGATTTAGGCTTATCATATTTGGAAGTCATAGCAAGCTTGGATTCTGTCAGCAATACATTTAGGAAGATGTATTTAACCAAACTTGCATATGATTCTGTAACAAAGGAAAGAGAGCTTAAAGAGGAGAGTAATGATAATGAAGGGAATAATTCGATTTGAAGGAGATGCTATTCATTTTGTGCAGCCCTTTGAAGTAAAAAACTACACAAAAGAAACTGCTCTTCATTGGCATGATCCTGAGAATAATAATCCTGAGATCACAGATGCCGAAAGGGAGGAGCTTATAAAAACTCCAGAATATCAAGAAATATCATTTAAGGAGGAGTGATAATGGCAAACATAAACGCTTATTTGGAAGCAATCATGGAAGCCGTATATGGTGAAGATGTCCGTGGGTCCATTCATGATGCCATTGAGATCATCAATGATGTATCTGAAGTGGTACTTGTTACGGGTACGGACGTTACATCCGCATCTTCATCATCAACGGGATTCTACAATGATTCTTTGTATTTTAACACAGATACAAAGGAATTGTGGAAATGTATTGGTACTGATTCTTGGCAGTCACAGGGAGTGTTGAAAGGAGATCAGGGAGATCCAGGCACTCCAGGAACAGATGGCACGGATGGTGTTGGTATTGAATCCATTGCCAAAACATCATCATCGGGGCTTGTGGATACGTATACCATCACCATGACGGATGGTAATACTACAACATTCACGGTCACAAATGGAGCTGACGGAACCGATGGAGATGACGGAAATGGAATTGTATCCATCACAAAAACTTCCACATCCGGAGTGGTGGATACCTACACCATTTTATACACAGATGGAACATCTTCAACATTTACTGTAACGAACGGTGTTGATGGTACTAATGGAAGAGGTATTACTTCTATCACTAAGACATCCACAGCAGGCTTAGTGGATACATATACCATTACATATTCCGATACCACTACAAGTACATTCACCGTAACGAATGGTGTTGTTGGTAATAAATGGTACACAGGAACCGTAGTAAGCGGTAAGAGCTCCACTCCTACAGTTTTCAGTGGCTCCGGAATCACATATGCCAACGCAGGAGATTTGTATCTGAATATTTCAGAAGGTGCTGAGTATCATTGCGACACTCCTGGTGATGCTTCCACGGCTACATGGGTATATGATTTCACACTTGCCGGAGGCGGATCGGGAGCAACGGTCCTCTCTGATCTTCAGGATGTATCACTTTCATCTTTAACACAGGGGCAGTTCTTACAGTATGACGGTGCGGAGTGGGAGAATATCACCCTTGATTACAGTGATGTTGCAAACACTCCTGTGGTGGATGCCACTATTACTTCTGGAAGCACAAATGCTGTTGAAGCTCAGGCGATATATGCAGCATTAGCAAATAAACAGGATACGCTAACCATTGACACGAATCCTACCAGTGGGAGCTCTAATCCGGTATCCTCCGGAGGTGTTTATTCTGGCCTGAGTGGAAAACAGGATACTTTGTCAGAAGGGACCGGCATTGATATCACATCAAATGTGGTTTCAATAGATGCGGACAGTACTCCGACATCGGGAAGCGGTAAGCCTGTCACCTCTGGCGGTCTATATACCAAGTTCGGAGACTACTACACCAAGACGGAAATGGATGATGAGTTGGATGAGTTTACTGCCGCAGTCACGCAGAGTGGTACTACGGTGACCTTTAGCGGTTTAAATCCCTCATACGGGTATAAGTTATTTTGGGATGATGCGAGTGCTTCGGGAGACTTGGCTATTCCAAAGCCTATAAACATCAACAAAACAATAGACTCAGGCACAGGCTTGATGACGCTTGTATATACGATCAAAGGCGGTTCATCGGGTTCATCGCAGTTCAAGCTACGGATTTTGAAATAGAAAGGAGCGTGATTTTATGGCATTACAGCCTTGTGACTTTGAAGGTGGGGTGCAAACCCTAACAATAAAGTATTCTAACGCAGATGCGGTATCCGTGGCGGCAGGAGCATCGGCAACGGTAGCTATGTCAAAAGAGGGCAATGACGATACCACAGGATACACGCTTACAGGAATATCAAGTTTTTATTCGGGGTCAAGCTATTGTACTATCGCAAACATTCAGAGTAATCAAGCGATTATAAGAAATCATCACAGTTCTACTTTGAATATCCCAGCAAAGTCAGTAACTGCTAACTTCCGATACATCAAGATAAACTAACCATAAAGGAGGAACATAACCATGACTTTTTTTAACGTAGAAATTCAGACAACAAACGGAGTAACCGCACAGGCGATATATGCCCGTGAGAGTAAAGAGGCGGCTATCATCGCACATCACAACAGCATGGCGAGTATGCGTACCGCAGTAGACGCAGGCACACTTGATGCTTGCACAGGGCTTGTGCTTAATGAGTGGGGCGGTGTTGAACAGCCGTATCAGGAGCACTACGAAAAAGCTTCTGAGCCTGTTTCCGAGGAGTGAGCATGGATACCGCAGTTACCCTCTTGACGGTCATTATCCCGTCAGTTTTAACCCTTCTTGGGTGCATGATTAACAACAACGTTCAGAGAGAAAAAGAACGCCACAGCATTGAGATGTCTATCGCTTCTGTAAATGCAAACTATGATAAGTCCACGGCACTCATTCAAGCACAGATAAATGAATTGTCCGACAGGGTTAACAAGCACAACAATCTGATTGAAAGAATGTATAAGTGCGAGGACAGATTAAATATCATGGAGCACGACATCCAAGACATGAGAGATGACGGGAAGTGACGGTTATGGGAGAGATTATTGTTTACGCAAATCTAACGCTTGCGATTATCGGAATTGCGGCACTCATCATTCAGTACATCGTGGAAGGGAGAAAATAAGTAATGGAAAAATTCAAATCACGGAAATTCCTTATGTGCCTTGCGGCGGCATTAGCTTCTATCGGGGCATCCATTGCAGGCTTAGCTACATCCAACGAAAAGGTTGCAACGGTCGGAATCATTTGCACCATTGTTTCTTCTGCTATTTATGCGTTTTGTGAAGCATGGGTAGACAGTAAGGGAATAGCGAAAGGCGAATAGTATGGCATACACAGACAAAACCTTCCTTGCAAAATTGAAGCCGTATGTTCTGAAGGATATGCGGGAGACTAAAATCCTTGCAAGCCTTACTGCCGCACAGGGATTTATTGAATCCTCAAAAGGGAATAGCGGTCTTACCAAAAAGGCGAATAACCTGTTCGGGATCAAGGGTTCATATAACGGGCAATTTGTCCAGATGTGGACTACTGAATATTACAATGGTGTTGCCCAGAGAGTGCTTGCAAATTTCCGCAAGTATCCTTCGTGGTTTGAATCCGTTAACGACCATTCGGGGTTATTCAACAGACTTGAAAGGTATAAGAATCTCCGTGGTGAAGTAGATTATGTGAAAGCCTGCAACAACGTGCAAAAAGACGGTTATGCGACTTCACCTACTTATTCCACGACCCTTCTGAACACCATTAACAGATACAAGTTATACGAATGGGATTCGGAAGTCTTAGGTATCCCGATTGAAAAGCAGGATGTGCTAACGCCCGGACAGTATTTCCCTACCTTAAAGAGAGGTTCAAGGGGCGAATACGTTCTATGCTGGCAAAGGTACTTGAATCTCTGTGGATTTTACTGCGGCACAGAGAATGGTATCTTCGGCCCGAATACGGAGCAGGCAGTGAAAGAATATCAATCTGCTCACCATCTCAAAGCTGATGGATTAATCGGCCCGAAAACATGGGATTCGGTCGGCAAATAATTCATTCTGGCAATATGATATTCCTTTATCATTTGTACTCCCCAAAAGAAGGGCCTCTTATCCAGTCTGATCGGCTGTGGTAAGGGGCTCTTTTTTTAATAGCTAACGTATTAGTATACATAACGGATGTTATATCCCGTAAATCCGCTATATATATCCTTCAGTATTAAGGACGCAATGCCCCGTGGTTGACACACTTTTCAGTGTTTATGCGGTTTGCAGATGCCTCAAAATCTGTAGTTATTTTTTCATTAGTATACACAATAGTCAACAGAATTAGTATACAAATTAGTATACACTCAGATTTTGTTAACGGCTTCCCGCAGTTTTTCCATGCTGATGTGGGTATATACTTCTTCAGTGATGTCTTTCGGCTTGTGCCCCAGGATCTTCTTCAGAAGACGGGGATCCACTTCCGCTTCTGTCATCAGACTGGTGAAGGTATGCCTGGTATCGTGCGGAGTATGCTCCGGAAAGGCAGCTTTAAGTTCTGAAAGATAATCTTTATATTCGTATTCCGGTAATGGTAAGAGGGAGAGTGCCTTATCTGACAGGGGCACATCCCTGATGCCTGCCGGTGTCTTGGCTTTTGTAATTGATACATAATCCTCATGCCATTCTGCATTTTTCACTTCAGAATAGCGTAATCCCGTGTATATGTAAAACAGAATGAGCCTGCAAAGCCCATCATCAGTGCGTTTCCAAAGGTTGTCAATTTCTTCCTGGGAGAATCTGCTCCTCTCAATTTTCCGAGTCGGTTTCTTCGCTTCAGCTTCGATCAGAGGCATGATGGATGCAAAAGTGATCGGCAGCAGGCCCCGCTTGATGGAATAGTCTATCAGAAAATTGAGAAGCACTCTGACATCACGGAGACAGGCTTCTGTGGCTTCCAGATTATCGAAGAAGAGCTGAAGTTTGGAAAGAGTCAGGCTGTTCATATACAGATGCTGTAATGGCTCTATACGCTTGAAAGCATTTTCATACTTATTCTTTACCTTATAGGAATAATGTTGCTTCTCTATCCAGAGATCATATACTTCCTTGACGGTCTTCTTATCCATCTCATACGGGGCATCATTGTACTCTCTGAGGGCCTTTTCTGCCTCTTTTCGGGTCTTATGGTATGAAATATATTTGTATATAGGGTAGCCTGTTTCTTCGCTGAATCCGAGCGTTTTGCGGCATGCATAGGGCTTCCTTCTGTTGCCGGAGAGTTTGATGACGGAGCCATAGCCATTGTGGTTGCGCATGGTTATCCCTCCTGTCTTTTTGATAGCTCATCAAGTTTTTTATTGTATTCGGCTATCTTCTGTTCAAGTTCCATTTTTTCTCTCTGAATAGCTTCAATTTCCTGTTTGGAGTGAATAAGCTTAATGATATGGTCACTCAAGAAAATAAGATCCTGAAGGTTTAATGAATCTATCTTTATCAGAATGTCATTCACGGTTATGTCATTAGCATCATGTTGCTTGACTCCGGTTAAGTGTTCATATGTGCAATCGTATATTTTGCATATTCTGTGAAGATCGTCCATCTTGGGATTGGTTCGGCCTCTTTCCCAAGACGATATTGTCTTTTGAGACATGTCTAAGAGCTTAGCAAGCTTAGCCTGTGTATATCCATATTCTTCTCTTGTGGAGCGAAGTTTGTTTCCTAAATTCATATAATCACCTCCGAGAACATTATAGTATAAAAATAACTTTTTTTACAATAGGCTATTGACATACTACAAAATATAGTATATTCTGTATAACGTAGTGATACAACATATTGATGCAAACATTTCAAAAAAGCATCATTTCATCAACATATAGAAAGGAGGGAATTATGCAGCTTGAATTATCAGCATGGAGAAAAGCACGGGGAAAATCTCAAGAAGAGATGGCTAAGCTCTGTGATGTCCATGTAAACACTTGGCGAAGGTGGGAAGAGAATCCAGGAGAAATGCGATTTGATAAAGCATTACTTGTTGTAGAATGCTTGAATATCGGTTTTGACAATATTCTTTTGCCCTCAAATACTACAGAAACAAGTAATTAAGAAAGGAAAGGGATATGGCAAAACTAACACCATTGAAAGCGATCCGAGCAAAATGCATGGACTGCACCTGTGGTCAGTTCATAGAGATCAAACGCTGTACGATAGAAAATTGCCCTCTCTACGAGTACAGAATGGGGCACAGGCCTCCAAAGGATGAAAATCCCATTGAAGGTCTTACAGTTCAAAAATCGTAAGCTACGGTGGGTCTAAATTTGTAGAAAGGCATGATCTATGAAGATTGCAGAAGTAGCAAAAGATCTCCGAATCCCTGAGCAGGCGGTTCGGGAGAGGCTGAAAAAAGGTATGTATCCATTCGGGGATGCTCTGAAATATGAAGGAAGTACCAAGTGGACATATCAGATCTATGAGGAGCGGTACAAGCTCTGGAAAGAAGGGAGGCTATGAATGATTAACTATTTGATGAATCTGACGGATGATGTGCTGATATGGTTCCTGGGGTGGGCCATCGTGCTGTTCGTGCTGGTGCTTGACTGTCTAATTGAAAGCATCAAGGAGGATAGGAAAAATGAAAAGAAGAGGAGGGGGTGGTCGTGAACATATTAGTGTTATGCCTGTTCATTGCAGGCGGGTTGTTAGTCTTACGTGAATATTTATGAGAGGAGAAAAGCATGAGGGAATTCAGAGAAATACCAAAAGAGGAAGTTATTAACGAGCTGAAGACAGGCAAGGATGTCCGTGCCGTGATCTTGACCAGCTCCGGCTACATCAACAAAGGGGGTGACCATATCAAGGAGGGTGTTTATCAGCTGCATTGCAGAATGGCTATTGCTGACATAGCACGTTATGAGA